TCAGCGACTCCTGTGCAAAATACGCTGTTGCTTTTTTAATATATCTCGCTCAAGGCGAGCTTCATTTAACGCCTTACGCAGTTGCAGAATTTCAGATTCCAGTTCAGCCACCGTGCGGGAACCAGGAGTACCGAGCCCTTTTCTGGCGGCGGTAACCCATTGTCCTAAAGTGCCTTCAGGAAGGGATAATCGGGAAGCGCCTTCACTGATCGAAAGTTGATTTTCAAGAACCGTTCTGACAGCTTCGGCTTTGAACTCTTTAGAGTAACGTTGGTTTTTTCTGCTCATTATTAGCTCCTTCTGATGCCATTCTATTTCAGGAAGGAGTGTCCGTTAAACTCAGGCTACCTCATCCTTTCTCCAGATTTCTTGCGTGCGAAAAACACCTTCTGCATGCATCAGGCGTAATTCTTCTTTGGTGTAATCGCTTGTTTTTACCCGCCAGTCGGTAATGCGCCAGCACAGACGTTTCCGGATCGTGATTGCAGTAGCCAGGAATTCTGACGGTGCACATCTGCCCCCGCGCCGCTTTACGTAAATCCACCATTACGCAAACTCCAGTAGCTGCGCGGCCACATTTTCGACTTGTTCCGGAGAGGAAAATTTACGGAACAGGATCCAGTTCCACAGTACATTCAGCACAGATTTATAAACCTGCTGAAACTCGGTTTCGTCCATATTCGCAAACGAGATGGATTTCGCCCTGCGCCCACGGCTACCGTCCGGATAAATATGCTCGGTGTAAAATCCGGCCTGAATGGTTACCCACTCGCGGAAAGCCTCAAACGACTTTAGCAATGCTGTATCTCGGGTTCTGCGTGTCGCAACTGTATTCAGATATTGCTCTGCGGCTTCGCTCAGAGCTGGCGTATGTTCCCGGCCTACTGATTCGCACAGGTACTCAACGAAGCCTGATACCAGTTCTCGTTCGCGAGGCGTAATCGCCCCACCGATCGGAGTCCAGTAATCGAATCCCAGTTGCAGGAGTTTGAAAAAACGCTTGTGGAATGCGTAGTTACGCACACGCTTAAAGTCTGCGTGTATCCACTCACCTGTTTTGATTTGATGCAGAAAATCGCAACTCTCCGGCGTCGCCGGGAGAAGTAATCCGGAAGAGGTTTGTTTGATCAGTTGTATATGCGCCATCGGCTTTCTCCGGTGGCACGGTGTTACACAGCAGGAGTTCAATCCTGCTCAAGATTGTAGATGAGTTTATTCTTCAGCAAAAGCAGAAAACCAGCCTTAAAACCAATCTCTTTCAAAACCCGTAATGATGTGACAAATTCGTCCTCACGCAAAATAAAACCGTCCGTCAGAAGTCCATTACAAAAATAAAATAACACAGCACCGCTCTTCCTTTGTTGAGATTGCAAACATCTAATGCGGCAATGGCTGACAATCGCTCCATTCTCAACGCGCACAGCATAGAGGCCATTTTCACTAAAAATTTCACGCAATTCTTCGATTTTCATCTTCAGAATCCTTCCAGATAAATAGCTCTCCCCTGTTCGGGGTCCATCCCTCTTCTCCCTGCGCGCTACTTAAGTGAGTCGATTCTATCTGCGAAGGTGCGCGAATCAAATTCACCGGAAATAAACAACAAAAAACCCGCCGAAACGCTGAGAGATCACAGCGATGGGCGGGTTAAGTGCGGGTGCGTTGAGGATGCCTGACACATCAGAGGTGGGCGGGGATGGGATCAGCTCCCCGCCCGGTCACTCTTACTTCCTGGATTCGTAGTCTACGAAGACAGCGACCTCCGTCTGGCCGGTTCGGATTCGTACCTCACAGAGGTCTTTCCTCGTTACCAGTGCCGTCACTATGACGGTTAAACAGATGACGATCAGGGCGATTAACATCGCCTTTTGCTGCTTCATAGCCTGCTTCTCCTTGCCTTTCGGCATGTAAGAGGCTAACCTACATGTGCAAAGCATGAAATTGGCCTCAGATTAATGTTAAGCGTCTTGCCGGACGCGTAATGTTAACTGGGGCTTTTCTCTATCTGCCTTTTGGTGTTCATGCCTGAAGCAGATAGCCTGAAGCAGATAGCCTCAAGCACCCGCAGTCATTCTACTTACCTCGCCAATATGAAATCAATCAGAAAGGTGCCCCATAAAATCACTCCTTCTCTTCTTTACCGTAGTGGAGTTGACCAATTTTGATAAGAGGGCGTCCCTGAGATTTGCGGTGTAGATTGGTATCGCGCAGAGAATACACACAGCCACAATATTCCTGCTGATAGAATTTTTCGCGCTTGCTGATTTCAATCATACGGGACGAGCCTCCCTGCTTGCGCCAGTTATAATCCCAGTACACCATGCCCGGATAATGCGCGACGGCTCGCCGCCCACAGTCGTTAACCTGCTGCATATTTTTCCAGCGTGAAATGCCCAGTGAACTGCTGATCACACTGAAACCATTTTCAGCGGCGTACAGCGCTGTCCGCTCAAAACGCATGTCAAAACACATGGTGCAACGGATCCCTCGTTCGGGCTCCCATTCCATTCCTTTGGCTCGTTCAAACCAGTTGTCTGTGTCGTAATCAGCATCAATAAACGGCACGCCGTGTTGTTCAGCAAAGCGAATATTCTCATCCTTACGAATTAAATACTCTTTCTGAGGATGAATGTTCGGGTTGTAGAAAAAGATGGTGTAGTCGATTCCCGAGGCCTGAAGCGCCTCCATCACCTCACCGGAACATGGAGCACAGCAAGAGTGCAGTAGTAGTTTGTTTGCCCCGTTTGGGAGCTCCAATTTGGGCCGTTTGAAATCAGCAACTGTCATAAATATGTTTATTGGGGTCATAAAAATATCAAAGAGTGTAGCATTAGAACGGGGCTATCGGAAACAGATGTGTGACTGCTCCCCGCCCTTTCGGGCTGAAGTGGCACACTGAATTTGGCCACCTGAACAGAGGTGATATGCTCACCTCAGAACAACACAGGTGCTCCAATGAAAAAAAGAAATTTTAGCGCAGAGTTTAAACGCGAATCCGCTCAACTGGTTGTTGACCAGAAATACACGGTGGCAGATGCTGCCAAAGCTATGGATGTTGGCCTTTCCACAATGACAAGATGGGTCAAACAACTGCGTGATGAGCGTCAGGGCAAAACACCAAAAGCCTCTCCGATAACACCAGAACAAATCGAAATACGTAAGCTGAGGAAAAAGCTACAACGCATTGAAATGGAGAATGAAATATTAAAAAAGGCTACCGCGCTCTTGATGTCAGACTCCCTGAACTGTTCTCGATAATCGGGAAACTCAGAGCGCATTATCCTGTGGTCACACTCTGCCAAGTGTTCGGGGTTCATCACAGCAGCTACAGATACTGGAAAAACCGTCCTGAAAAACCAGACGGCAGACGGGCTGTATTACGCAGTCAGGTACTTGAGCTACATGGCATCAGCCATGGTTCGGCCGGAGCAAGAAGCATCGCCACAATGGCAACCCGGAGAGGCTACCAGATGGGACGCTGGCTTGCTGGCAGGCTCATGAAAGAGCTGGGGCTGGTCAGCTGTCAGCAGCCGACTCACCGGTATAAACGTGGTGGTCATGAACATGTTGCTATCCCTAACTACCTTGAAAGGCAGTTCGCCGTGACCGAGCCAAATCAGGTGTGGTGCGGTGATGTGACCTGTATCTGGACGGGTAAGCGCTGGGCGTACCTCGCCGTTGTTCTCGACCTGTTCGCAAGAAAACCAGTGGGCTGGGCCATGTCGTTCTCGCCGGACAGCAGGCTCACCATGAAAGCGCTGGAAATGGCATGGGAAACCCGTGGTAAGCCCGGCGGGGTGATGTTCCACAGCGATCAGGGCAGTCATTATACGAGCAGGCAGTTCCGGCAGTTATTGTGGCGATACCAGATCAGACAGAGTATAAGCCGGCGCGGAAACTGCTGGGATAACAGCCCAATGGAACGCTTCTTCAGGAGTCTGAAGAACGAATGGATGCCGGTGGTGGGTTACGTAAGCTTCAGCGAGGCAGCTCACGCCATAACGGACTATATCGTTGGATATTACAGCGCACTAAGACCGCACGAATATAACGGTGGGTTACCCCCAAACGAATCGGAAAATCGATACTGGAAAAACTCTAACTCGGTGGCCAGTTTTTGTTGACCACTTCATTCTTAACCTGGGAGGTGAACACCTCGGCATCGATACCTCACGGGATAACAGTGAATTATTTGCCAACGACGGTACACCGACATGGCTAAAAGAAAAGCGTGCAAAAGAAATCGCACTTGATGAAATTATCGAGTTGCTCAACAAGCACCATGGGGGCACCAGTAACGACGCCAAACGCGCAAAAGCTGATTTGCTGGAAAAACATTCACCTCCCGCTCATGGGAAAGAATCAAAGGTATGGACTGGCCGACAATCAAAGCTGGTCGTAATGCACTATGGATTGAACTGGAAGGCGTTGAATATGCATTCCCGGATCCACAAACACAAAACGAAACGCAACAAGCAGGATACGATGAGAATATTCCGGTGTAAAACCAAGTGCATTTTGGGAAAATATTAATGGAGGTGTTCATGTATAAAATTACAGCCACTATTGAAAAGGAAGGTGGTTCTCCTGCCAGCTGGACAAGATACTCAAAGACAAAACTAACGAAATCAGAATGCGAAAAAATGCTCTCAGGGGAAAAAGAAGCAGGCGTTTCCAGAGAGCAGAAAGTAAAACTGATAAATTTTAATTGCGAGAAACTTCAGTCCTCGTGAATTGCATTGTATTCAAATTAAAACTTCATAGCTGATTATTAATAATCAACATCGGGCGTCAATTTCAGCCTAACATTGGCGCCTGCCAGAGGTGATGCGATGGCACAAGTAATCTTTAATGAAGAGTGGATGGTTGAATACGGCCTGATGCTTCGCACTGGTCTGGGTGCCAGACAAATTGAAGCATACCGCCAGAACTGTTGGGTGGAAGGCTTCCACTTCAAACGAGTATCTCCTTTAGGGAAGCCAGACAGTAAGCGAGGGATTATCTGGTAAAACTATCCGAAGATAAATCAGTTTATCAAAGACTGAGGTGTACTGGCAATAGCGGACACTACCATTTGTTCTTTTTTTAAGCAGGCATCTGATGATATTTTTCCCTGAAGGCTGCCGGGGAGATATTCCCCAGACGAGAGTAACGACGCTGACGATTGTAGAAAATCTCAATGTATTCCCGTATTACTGAGATGGCTTCATCCCGGTTATTAAAACGATAGTGGCTCAGGCTCTCATTTTTCAGCGTTCCCCAGAAGCTTTCCATCGGAGCGTTGTCGTAACAGTGACCTTTACGCGACATTGATGTTTTCAGACCAGACTGCTCCTGTATGACCCGGTAATCGTATGCGCAGTACTGTGAACCTCGATCAGAGTGGTGGATTAGCCCGGCAGGTGGGCGCTGGCTCCTGAGCGCCATAAACAGGGCTTTACCTGTCAGCTCTTTTGTCATGCGCTCTCCCATGGCGTAGCCGACAATTTCGCACGTATAAACATCTTTGATGCCAGCGAGGTACAACCATCCCTCCTGTGTGGCAACATACGTCAGGTCCGCCACCCAGACCTGATTTGGTGCTGTAGGAGCGAACGTCTGGTTCAGCAGATTTGGCGCAACTGGCAGATTGTGGTTCGGGTTCGTAGTCGCTCTGAACTTGCGTTTCTGCTTACAGCGTAGCCTTAGCTCCTTACGAAGACGTGCCAGTCGGTCACGACCAACGATGATGCCATTCTCTGCCAGCTCCGTCTGGAGCCGCCGGGTTCCATATGTTTCGCGAGTGCGGATATGTGCCACCTTAATCTCCAGTTTTAGCCGCTCATCACTTTGTTTTCTGTCTGAGGGTTCATGCTGTACCCAGTTGTAATAACCGCTCCTGGATACACCAAATACCTGACACATCGCTTCAATGGGAAATTGTTGTCGCCATTGTTCGATTAACGCGTATTTTTCAGCGACTCCTGTGCAAAATACGCTGTTGCTTTTTTTAATATATCTCGCTCAAGGCGAGCTTCATTTAACGCCTTACGCAGTTGCAGAATTTCAGATTCCAGTTCAGCCACCGTGCGGGAACCAGGAGTACCGAGCCCTTTTCTGGCGGCGGTAACCCATTGTCCTAAAGTGCCTTCAGGAAGGGATAATCGGGAAGCGCCTTCACTGATCGAAAGTTGATTTTCAAGAACCGTTCTGACAGCTTCGGCTTTGAACTCTTTAGAGTAACGTTGGTTTTTTCTGCTCATTATTAGCTCCTTCTGATGCCATTCTATTTCAGGAAGGAGTGTCCGTTAAACTCAGGCTACCTCAGACTCATGATATGTCTAAATTACCAACAGGTGTCGAGATTCGAGGTAAATACATTCGCATCTGGTTCATGTTTCGAGGAAAACGATGTCGGGAAACATTGAAAGGCTGGGAGATTACTAACAGTAACATTAAAAAGGCCGGGAATTTAAGAGCGTTGATAGTTCATGAAATCAGTTCCGGTGAATTTGAGTATTTAAGACGTTTTCCCCAGTCCAGCACTGGGGCAAAAATGGTGACAACGAGGGTCATAAAAACATTCGGGGAGCTTTGTGATATCTGGACAAAAATTAAAGAGACAGAGTTAACAACAAACACAATGAAGAAAACGAAATCACAATTAAAAACACTCAGGATAATAATTTGTGAGAGTACCCCGATATCGCATATTCGTTATAGCGATATCTTAAACTACCGGAATGAACTGCTGCATGGAGAAACGCTTTACCTAGATAATCCAAGATCCAACAAAAAAGGAAGAACCGTGCGCACAGTTGATAGCTATATCGCCCTGCTCTGTTCGTTGTTACGTTTTGCGTATCAGTCGGGATTTATATCAACCAAACCATTTGAAGGAGTAAAAAAATTACAGCGAAACAGAATAAAACCTGACCCGTTATCTAAAACAGAATTCAATGCATTAATGGAAAGTGAAAAAGGACAGAGCCAAAACTTGTGGAAATTTGCCGTTTACTCCGGGCTTCGTCACGGGGAACTGGCAGCTCTGGCGTGGGAGGATGTGGATTTCGAGAAGGGAATTGTGAATGTCAGAAGAAACCTGACGATACTTGATATGTTCGGTCCCCCAAAAACAAATGCCGGGATCCGGACGGTAACATTACTGCAGCCGGCTCTTGAAGCACTGAAGGAGCAATACAAACTGACCGGGCATCATCGCAAAAGCGAAATCACTTTTTATCATCGGGAGTACGGCAGAACTGAAAAGCAAAAACTGCATTTTGTTTTCATGCCCAGGGTGTGTAACGAAAAACAGAAACCTTATTACTCGGTAAGCAGTTTGGGTGCAAGATGGAATGCAGCAGTAAAACGTGCTGGTATTCGCCGCCGTAATCCGTACCATACGCGACATACTTTTGCCTGCTGGCTGTTGACGGCAGGAGCGAACCCGGCATTTATAGCCAGCCAGATGGGGCATGAAACTGCGCAAATGGTGTATGAAATTTACGGTATGTGGATTGATGACATGAACGACGAACAGATAGCCATGTTGAATGCGCGGTTATCGTAG